AGAAACTAAAGAAAAATTAAGACAAGCTAATTTGGGTAAAATACTATCGGAAGAAACTAAGAAGAAAATGAGTGAGAAGTTAAAAGGGAATACTCATACCTTGGGACATGTATTGTCTGAAGAACATAAAAGGAAAATAGGGGAGAAGAGTAAGAGAAATAAATATGCTCTGGGTAATAAGTTATCTGAGGAACATAAAGAAAAGATAAGACAAGCTAACTTAGGAAATACTCATACACTTGGTAGAAAGTTATCTGAGGAGCATAAAGAAAAGATTAGATTAGGAAACCTAGGAAAGAAGATGTCTCCTGAATCTATAGAGAAAACTAGACAAGCTAACATAGGAAAGAAGCTCTCAGAGGAGCACAAAAGGAAAATAGGGGAGAAGAGTAAGGGAAGAACTTCCAAGAAGGTTATTAACTTAGATACTAATGTTGTTTTTAATAATATTACGGAAGCATCTCTTTTCTATAATTTAGATATCACAAGCATAGTTAAAGTATGTAAAGGGAAAAGGAAAACATGTGGGGGTTTTAGATGGAGTTATTTGGACTGATAAAAGGGGAATTATATGTCTAAAGATAAATATGAATTAGAATTAAAAAGATTATATAAACTAGCTTCAAAGTTATCGGGAAGATATAAATTGTTATTTAAAGATACTTCTAGGTTTACTGTGGGACTGTTAGATACAGTAGTATATGAAGAAGGTCTTGATACATGTGGTAAGATAGACACTATGATTGAAGATACAGATATTTTCAACTAGACTATTGACATTCATCTTAACTTGTGATAAAATAATATTAGTATGTAAAAATAGTATTTAATATAAACATATATAAAAAGGAGATTACATGAGCGACTTTCTAAATATAGAAGGCACTCTGAGAAGCATATTTTCATTAGGTAAGTCTAGTAACAAGGTAACTATTCAAAGTAATAGTGGAACCTTGGAAGGGAAAAACTTTGGAGGAGTTTTTTCTAAGATACTTCTTGGAGGTAATAATCTCAATGATGTATCCAATAAAAATACTTCTTTGAACAATTTACTACCATCTCAAACTGGGAACACTTCTAAGATTCTTACAACGGACGGAACTGATACAAGTTGGTCTAGTATAGATTCTCTTCCAGCATCTAAAGTACTTGTAAAGAATACGTCTACCCAAGCTATTCAAGGAGGAGTATACACTAAAGTATTATTTCCAACTGAAGTAACGGATACTTTATCTGAATTTTCAAGCAGTACTTTCACTAGCTTATCCACCCAAACGGTATTAGTATCTGCTTCCTTTTCTGGAACTGGTTTTGGTAATGATAGATTGTTGTATCTTTACATTTATAAGAATGGCAGTACTTATATACACGCTTTAGAAAATAGCGGAGGAGGAGCTACTGGAGGATTAGTATGTGTTAATATATCTTTTCCGATAGATGTTGTTGCAAATGATACTTTAGAAATTTATGCTAGACATACTGATGGCAGTAACAATAGAAACTTGGATGGAAATCAAATACTTAGTATTATTAAATTAAGGTAGGAAATATATTAATGAGTTTTAATTATAGAGAAGCAGTAGATGCTTATGTTGGCAGGGAGGTAGATTATAATTCAGAAGTTATAATCTGTCAAGATTGGGATGGAGACTCAGACCCAGATGGATTTTGTATAGAGGAATGGAATATAGTTTCTCCCACTAAGCCTACCTACCAACAGTTACTTGACCTATGGAATACTCTCGACCATACCCTGTGGTCTAATTATCCAGACTCTTATGTTTATGCTACAGGAACTTCTCAGAGTATTCAATCAAGGGTATTCACTTCTGTCAATTTTACTGAAGTAGAAGATAAAGATGTAGAGTTTGTAACTAATACTTTTACTTCTAAGAAGGTACAATTTGTAGCTGTGAACTTTGTGGGAACTTTAAATAATGTTTCTAGTAATTATAAGTTTGAAGTAACGGTAAGAAAGAATGGTGCCATAATAGATTTTGATACTAATGTCTCTATGGCGGGGTTACTCTCTACGGAAGATTTATTAACCTCCTGTAATGTTATAACCAGATTAACTAAGGGAGATACTCTTGCAGTGGAAGTTTATAACAGTAGTCTTAGCACTCTGAGCTTAACAGATTATAGATTAGAGATATTAACTGTGGAAGGGAGAGGCTTATAATGGATTTTGCTTCTAGTATAGAAAAGAAACTTGGGAGAAAGATAGATTTTAAGAAGGATGTTATTCTTAAGGTTGATAGTGCTGGGAATACTTATATCCATTCATGGAATTTAGAAGACCCAGAGCCTACTGTTCCAGACCTTACGGATATATATAATGCTAATAAAACATCTATGGAAATAGATGCTAAGTTAAAAGTAACTCCCTATTTTAAAGTGTTGAGGGTAGACGGAGCTAATGATATAGTGATAGGATATCCAGATATGGTAGATATAACTTCCACCGAATGGGAGAACTGGAAAACGTACATAACTTCCCTTAATCAATCTCCTACCAGATTAGATGAACTAATGAATTCTTTACCCGTGATAGGTCAGGACGGTACTGGTTCCATAAAATCACATAAGGTAACTGGTTCCAGTAATATAACTTTGGATGCTTCAGCTACTGTATGGATTTTTGACACAGACCACAGTATCAATGCTTATTTGCCTAATGTACTTAATTGTCCAGAAAGAGTTTATTACATAAAGAATATAGGAAATAGAACTGTATACTTCTATTCTACTTCAGGACAAACTATAGATAACTCTAATATACTTTCTGTATCTGGAGGAAGAGCTTGTGAGTTATTCGCAAATCCCGACGGCAGTGGTTGGATTGTATTACAGAAACCAGCATAGGAAAATAATATGATATTTAATTTTAGTATAACTATACATGATGATGTTGATAAAACTTTTGAATTTACGGGAACTAATTTTGTAACTGTTGTTCCTGTGGATGCTCAAACATTATTAGATATGAAACAGGAAGTGTTTGATTATGTATTAGGTAATGGAAGAATATTACTGGGAGATTTTTCGGAGACTGTAGGAACCTATGTTATTAAAACAGAAGCGGAATTTGACTATGTATATATTGCTCCTCCTAATGAAAATATAGTTTTAAATGTGGTATGGAAAGATATACTATCTGTAATTAAATTAACTTAGGAGTTATATAATGAAGAAAATATTATCTATAGATGGGGGAGGATGTAAAGGATTAATTCCAATAGTTCTGTTGAGATATCTGGAAAACAATCTTTTAGATAAACCCATACAACAAAGTTTTGATTTCTTTGCTGGAACTTCTACAGGAGGCATTATATCTTTACTTTTATCTACGGGTATGAGTATGGACGATATATATAATTTTTATACCAAAGAACCCATACATAAAATATTTAAAGGGAAGTTAAAACTTAACCCACTTGATGCTATAAAATATCCTTCAGCAGATATAGATGGAGTTCTTAATGATATCTTTAAAGGAGTTAAACTAGGAGATACCAGACCCGATAAGGGATTACTGGTAACAACTTACGATATCCTCTCTAAGCAAGCAGTATTCTTCACTAAAGAAGATAAGAGATATTCTAATGTTTTATTATCTCAGATAGCGAGAGCCACTTCAGCAGCTCCTACCTTCTTTGAGTCATTTGTGTTAAATGATATGCTCTGTGTTGACGGGGGAGTATTTGCAAATAATCCAGCCCTGTGTGCTTATACGGAAGCACAGAAGAAGTATCCTAATGAAGAGATAATATTAGTATCTTTGGGTACTGGTTCCTTATATGAATACGTAGACCCAAATAAGATTAAGAAATATAATATGTTGGATTGGGCTACTGGTCTATTTGATTTAGTATCCGATGGTCAATCAGATACTACAGAATACATATTAAGAAAAATGTTACCTATAAAAGATTACTGGAGATTTCAAGTCAGACTCTCTAAAGATAACTCAAGTATGGATAATGTTTCAGATAAGAATCTTAAAGACTTAGAGAACTTAACCAAGAATTATATAAACAATGAATGGTATGATGAGTTAGATGATTTAGCTAAGGTATTAAATAGGTAAGGAGATAGTATGAAAATAGATGTAGTAAAAATAATTGTATTGTTAGCCCCAGTAATTAAATACCTGCTGGATAGAAAAGTTCCCAAGAATAAAATTAACCTGTACAATAAAGCTGCTAAGAGTAATGACGACGTGATGGACTCGTTACAAGATTTAGCTATTAAAGTTAAAACATTGTATAGAGACAAAGCTGATACCGATGAATTGAAACAGCTTACCCTAGATGAACAAAATTTAGATACGGGTATTGAATTGATTGAAACTATGATTAAAGCTTATCAACAGAGACTCGATGTTATTAAAACAATTAAAGGAAATTAACATGAATAATTTTGAACAAAGTAGAAGAGATATATTAGAAGTATGTTTTAAAGAACTTTTAATAAGAAAAACAAATAACCCTAAGTTAAAAGAAATGTTTATCACAGCAGTTGACAAATCTAATGGAAGAGGTTATAATAGTAAATATGGAAAGTATTAATAAAGATACAACAGAACAAGTTCT